CTGCGAAGCAGTATCCCCTCTCCTCTCAGCTAGCAACGCGGTAAGCTGAGAGAAGAGAGAGGGGATAGTAGGAAGAGCGTAAGCGATGAGTACGCTACTCTCTATATAAGGGCTCATGTCCTCAAACATCGGTTTTCTTTCGCAAATCATACGGTTTTCAGGCACTTACGTAGCGTCCTTTTTTGCTGTTTTTTTTTACACGAAAAAATCTGTTGTGCAATACGTCAAAACACTTGCTCGTTTGCAATGGCTTTTACTCTGTAAATCCGTCGCGCAACACAGACGCAACTTTCTTGCGCAACCATTACGCAACAAAATAAAGTGTTGAGAATCAAGCATTTGCAAGGGTCGATTTTTGGCTGTTTTTTGGTTGTTTTTCAAAAGCTCGTTTTTTTGTTGTGAAACAAAATGAAACACACAAGAACATTTTTGCCAAAACCTCTGTAAAAAGTCCTTGAACATTTGCAAACAGCCTGTGACGATAAATGGCGTGCGTTTCGCACAACAACTATGGAAACTACTGGAAATCAAAGAACTAAAGTCAGAGCGGAATACTACCGCGAGTGGCGTGCAAAGAAGCGTGCGAAAGCCGCAGAGGCGGTCGCTGAAACAAGTGACATCAAGGCCGATTTCAGGGCCGCGCTTAATGCAAGCGTTGCCCTGCAAAAGGCTGTTTCGAGCCGTGAGGAGACTATTCGTCATCTGGAGAAGATGGTCGAGCTGCTTTCGGCAGACCTATGCGCTCGCCTTGAGCGAATCGAGACCGCATTACAGGTAAAACCGGCGGTGCCTCATCCAGCTCCTCATCCGGTGACTCAGCCATCCCAGCCATCTGATCAGGCTGACCATAAGCCTGCGCCCCCTTGGATGAAAAGGTAGCCCATGCCGCTTGACCGGCCTTGCCGACGCAGGTGCCGGTCTCTGGATCGAAGGCGTACTCGTTCCAGTCTGGGACAGACGCATACGCCCCTGCTTGGATAGCCGCACCGGTCTCATCCGAAGCCAATAGCCCCCCAGGCACATCGAGGTAGCTCTTCGCCTTGCTGCCCTTGACCGCACAGGAGACGATGAGCTCCTTCTGTAAGCCCTCCTCGATGAGGTGCCCGAACTCGCTCGCGCCAACTGCACGCAGCACCGGTGGGAGTTCTGAGCGGCGCTTGTAGAGTCCGTTGGCTGCGTTCTTGTTCCCCAGCGTGTACGGGTGCAGATTGCCAGCAGCTTCCCTGACGGCCAGAACCAGCCATGCAAGGCGCTCGGTCACGTTGATGGCGCTGTACACATCCACCTTGGTGACGTCCTGAAGAAGGCCGTTGCCATCCCGTAGCAGCGTGCGCTCGCCGCGCATGAGGCCCGAGATGTTCGCCTTCAGCACACCGAACCGGTAGCAGGAGTCCACCCGTGGGGCGAGGCCCATGCCCTTCATGCGGCGCTCGTAATCGGTGGCGTGCCAGAACCCAAGATTGATTCGGAAGTACGACGGTATGGCGCTGCTCCCGCGAATGGAGTTCTTCATGTCCTTGAGCGTTCGGATGGGCTCGGCTCCCGGTTTGCGGATGTGGTGCGTTATCATCAGCGCGGCGTGAAGCTCGCCGCACACGCGCCCTGCCTCGCGCATCATTTCGGCTACCGCCAGAGCGTTGTTCTCGTCCCCGTGAGAGACCGCGTTGAAGGTATCCACGCACACCAAGCACAGGTCTGGCACACGCTTAAGCTCGGTTATGACCGCCTCCCACTTGGAGGAGGCTACCGGCGCTCCGCTCCTCGGATCACGCTCAACGAGTGGGAACGCCCCGCCAACCGCTGAGAGCGGTATGACGACAAGCCGCCGGCCTGCCTTCGCGATGAGCCCACCTTGGTCAATCTCAAGGATACGCCGGTGCATTTCGGTCTGGCTGTCTTCGCACAAGAGCAGAACAGCGGTTCCGCCGTTGGTGATTCGCTGTCCACACCAGTCCAAATCCCCGCCGAACTCGGGATAAGCGGCCACTTTCAACGCTAAATCGGCGATTAAGCCAGTTTTCCCCGCCCCACCCTCGGCGATAAACAAGTGCGGCTCGCCTTTCACAACGAGCGATTCAACGAGGTAGGTGTGCTCGGGCTTGGGCCATTTTATCCACCGGTGCGCTTCCCATGCTGAGAACCATGACTCCGCCGGTGTGCTCTGCGGGAGCTGTCGCACTGGGATCGGTGCCTGTGCCGGCGTCTCTGGCTTGCCGTTGCGCCGAACGTCCGCGTTAACAAGTCCCTGCCACTCCGAAGCAAACCGTGCGTCCGTCCATGCGGGGTGCATCCGTTGCAGCATCCATCCCCGTGTTTGCTCGCGTGCCTCGTCCATCGTGATGACGCCCCGCCGAACCATCCCAAGATTCGCGCCTGCAACCGAGTTAAACGCATCCCACCGAGTCTCCCCGCCGGCGCCCCCCTCGAACACGTCCCGCTGGAACGCCGGCTCCTGACGGAGCACGTTCCCGCTGCCGACTCCAAACAGCCCCGCCTCCGGAACCATGGCCTCCCCTGCTGGCAGCAACGTGCGCAGCCGCTCCCCCAGAGCTCCCGCGTTGTACACGCTCTCGGACTGCCACTCGATGACGGTCTGCACTGGTCGGCCCTGCTTGGCGTGGACGCTGCCGGCGAGCCGGATCGGTTGGTGAGCGCGTCCGTACGGGTTTGAGTCCACCCCGAGGCCCATGGCGGAGTCCCCGCCTGAGACCTTGGCAAGGGCGTCTCGCATCCGGATGGCCTGCTCGACGGGCACTTCATCATCCAGAGCGTACCAGACGTGCCGCTTCGGTGTGCCTTCGTCGGTTGTCCCACCGGAGCACACCACCAGCGACGGCTCACCTAGTTGCTCGGTGAGCTCTCGCATCTTGGCATCAGTGTCCCCCGCATCGAGGTCTGCGACCAGCGAGCGCATCCGCGCCACGTTGGCGCTTGTGGCCCTTCGGTCACTCAAGATGCCTGGGACAACAAAGGTCGCCACGTTGTACTGCGCCCACCGCTCGGTGGCTGAGAGCACAGGCGCAAAGCCCTCCTTGGCTGGTTCAACGAAGATGTCTTCGCGGAAGACGCCTTCTTGCTCGGTGCCCTTCTCTCCGATACCGCGAACGCAGATGAACTCGTTCTCCTTCCAGTCTCGCTCTCCGAAGATGAGGCGAAGATGCTCTTGGGCTTGGCGTAGGTCAACCAAGCCACGACGGTCTGTCAATGGCTGCATTTTGTTTGGGGTAGTAGTCTGTCTTACTTCAGCCAGAACGGCTTTGTTGTGTTGGGTGCCTGAGTGGGAGCATCCTCCCAACAGGTGCTCTTAAACGAGCAGAACTTGCACCGAAAGTCGGTGCGGTCTTTGCCAAGGCGCGGGAGTTCCTTGGGCGATTGAGCGTCGATGACGCGCACCGCGCGATCCGAGGCTTCTTGGGCTGCGAGCGCGTCGAACGGAACCAACTCAACGAGCACCTCACCGGTGTCGCGGTTGAGCGCCGTGAACATACCGCCAGCGGGGATGTCGAGGTACGCGCAGTAGATTTGCATCTGGGCGTAGTACACCGGCTTAGACGCTCTAACCCCCTTGTTCTTGGTGTCGTTCCAGCTTTTGTCGTTGAGCGCCTTGTTCTCCCACAGAAGCGGGTACTCAACACCGGTGATGATGGGCCCACCAGCGACAATCCCATCGATGTGTCCACCGAGGCGACCGTCCGCAGCGCGGAAGCCGAACTGCTTTCCGTCGCTCTTCTCGGTGAGTAGGTCAAACCCCGCTGCACGAATGTACTTCGCCATGCGGTCTTCGCCGTCATGCCCCATATCAAAGATGCGCAGCACCTCCGGTGAGAAGCCCGAACCTTCGTCCTCTGGCGTGTGCTCGTATTCAAACCGGAGGCGTCTCTCGCACGCCTCGCCCCATCGAGACGCCCCGAGGTAGTCCCGCTTCTCTTGGTTCGCCTGCCGCTTCAGAATGGCCTCATCCAGCACCGCTGCGATAGCAGCCTGTGCCGGCTCGTTCCCGATTACTTTCCTGACCTCTGGCTTAAAGATGCTCATCGTCGTTTTTGAGTGCGTAAAAGATTCCGAACATGGCTAGAAGCAACACGGCCACATACGCGGTGACGGAGGCTTTATCTTCTTGTTGGTAGAGTTTCACGGTGTCAGCGATTGCGATTGCCGCAAAGATGGTTGCCAGCAGTTTCATGTTTCAAGAATAGTGGCCCCTCAACACCGCTGGCTAGTCGCCATTCGGCTAGCTCGCCTTCAAGACGTTTAATGGTCTCAGATACGGTTTCAAGACGAGCCTTGTACTCGTCTCGCTCTTCAGCGGCCTCGCTCAAAGACCGGCAGGTGAACGCAACGCTTGGGTGTTCTCGCCACGATACGCCGCACGATGTGCATGAGTCGCTCACATCCACCACCCGCGTGTGTGGAGGTGGAGTTGCTGCGGTGTATCCCGACAGCGGCCGAATAAGATGTGTCCAAACCTCGCTCACGGTTGCACCTCCCCAACCATTTTCGTGCCGTCACGCAAATGGTCTTCGTCAGTTGGCCACTTGCCCATCACGCGAAGAAACGCCTCTGCCCGTTGCCGTGCGGTGGCGCGGATAGGCCATAAAGTGGAATGCGTTACATCGTAGAGCTTGAGGTAGTAGGCTTCAAACAACGCTTCAGACCCAAGCACCTCCTCCGCTTCGTGCATGGCGTTGAGGTCGCCGCAATAGTCTGGGATGGCTTGCGTGCCAACTCGCAAGCCGTTGTCGGGATACCAACCACCGTCTGGGTTTCTCTGCCTGCCGCACGCCTTAGCGATTGCCTCGTTGATTTCCTGATCGCTCATCCCTGCACCTCCTTCTCAATGCTCTTGTAATGGTACATATTCAGTATCCGCATTAGGTCATCTGCGTTTATAATTTTTCTCTCAAATAGAACCTCAAGCAGTTCGGCTATTATGGTGTGCGTATCCTCATGCCAATCGCCATACGCAAGCGCAAGTCTAGCAATGGACGCATACTTGAAGCGTTCCCCATAGTTGCTGGTTACTACAACCGCGCTCATTTCGTCTCCTCCTTCTCGCATTCGGGGCACTTGAGCATTTCGCTCATCTCGTTCCACTCCATCATCGTCCCGCATCGGCAGTCCGGTGCTTCGGGCTGTTCATTCGGATCGTTGGTTAGCCAACGGTCGTACCAGGATGGTAGGTTCATTTGCTCTCCTTTCTGAGGCGCATGATTTCGGCCTCGATGCGTTTGAATGTCGCCTCAAACGCACGCCGGTTTGGGTGCGACTGAAGTAGCGTCTCCGTAAGAGCCAGAAGCTCGACGGTTTCCTGTATCACGTTGTTGTTCATTTTGTTTTGGTTGTGATGCGAGCAATCTCTCGGCGAAGATACCAAGCGGCCTTCTCCAAGTCTTCCCGCTGCGTTTCGTACTTGAGACCTGCTCGCCACACATACTTGATGACGTTTCCCAAGTTGAAATTGAAGTGCTCGGCGACCTGGATGCACTCGGTGCCAGACGGGTGCTGGTTGTAGTGCTCCGGATGATTCACGGAACTTGTTGTCGATGAGTTCGGGGATGACGATTTCCCGCCACAGTTTGCTGTACATACGTTGTCTTTCGGTTGGTTTTCCATAGTCCTTTAGCCAAGAATCGCTTTTTTTATGCGTGCCTCGTTGAACTTCCACGTGAGCACACAGCTTGCGCGGTAGCGCGACATCCCGAACATGGGCACATCCGCCATGTGCTTCAGTTGCGAGTCCGTTGGTGGCAGCTTAATCCAACTGCGGGTCTTGCGTGAGTTTGCACGGTCACCGTTGCTACGCAAGAAATCGTCCGCTTGAGCGAGCGCAAGCTCCTTGGAGTTTGTGCGGGTAATGACGGTAACCGCGCCTCCGGTCACGCCGCCAATGGCGTTGTACACCTCGCCCAGCCTGATGACCGCTCCCCACGCAGTGAGCGCGTTCGCCATGCGCACGGCGTCCCCGTACATCGACTCCCACCGGAACGGCGACATCTCGATGATTTGCATCTCGGACATCTCGAAAGACTCGATGGTCTCGATGCCGTTGACCCGAACCGGGAAGACGTAGCCGCACACGGGGCAGCTACTGACCGCAGCCGGCACCTGAATGCCGCACTCAGGGCACTTCTTCATTGGCGCTTCACCGGTCTCGCTCTGGCGAACAAACAGCCGGTCTCCCGCGTCGATGTCACCGTGCGTGAGCAGTGAGGCGCCAAAGTCCAAGATGATGCAGTCGCTCTTAATCACCCCGGGGTAGCGTTTGGCGTCGATGCACGGCCTCAGCCCTCGCCCGATCATCTGAATCATGGTGCTCTTCTGACTGCACGGTCGCACCAGCACAACGCACCCCACACGCTGGCAGTCCCACCCCTCGGTCAGCTTCATCACGTTGAGCAGCACCTTGATTTTGCCTTGGTCAAAGCGCCGAAGAACCGTCGCGTTGTCGTCGTCCGACATTTCGGAGTGGACGGCCTCAGCCGAGATGCCTTCTTCGCGGAACGCCTCAGCCAAGTGCTGGGCGTGTTGGATGGTCGAGCAGAACACCACGGTCGAGCGGTCGGACGCCTTCTCGCGCCAGTGCCGCAGAATCTCCGAGTGAACCGCCCTCTTGTCCATGATGGCCTCGACTTCACCCATGTCGAACTCTGCACCGGTCTTCTGCACGCTCTGGAGCTGGTCATTGAGCCCGATATCCATGCGGAACGCACGCGGCGGCACAAGGTTCCCTGCGGCGATTAGCTCGCCCACGGTGATTTTGTCGGCGACATTGTTGAACACCGCCGTGAGCGCCTGCTTGTCGCCGCGTTCCGGTGTCGCAGTAAGCCCGAGAATGACGCCATCTGGCGAGCGTTCGCGAAACGCCTGCACGATGTTCATGTAGCTTTCAGCCGCTATGTGATGGCACTCATCACAGAACAGCGCCGACATCCCACTCGGCATCGTTGCCAAGTTCGCCGGCCTGCATAGCGTCTGTACCATGGCGAAGGTCGCCCCCGGCGACCACGCTTTGCGCTCTGCATTGAACACATCCACCTTCGCGCCGGCGTTGTACCGCTTAAAGGTTTCCTTGTTCTGAGTGACAAGCTCGTCGCGGTGTTGAATAACGAGTACCGGTGCCTCTTTCACAAACGGCGCAAGGATCGCGCTGCCCATGACCGTCTTACCTGCGCCTGTTGGCGCAATGCCTAAAGTGTTGCCGCACTTGCCGAGTGCGTCGATGCAGGCGTCAACGAACTGCGCCTGCCTTGGTCGTAAAATCATAAGTGCCTTTGTTTCACTGACGCAAAAATGAAAAAGCGTCGTTGCAGGATCTCCCTGCACACCATGCGGCTAGATTTGCCGCTGGTTTTAACCCAAAAAAGGGGGGCGAGACAACCATTATTGCCCCGCCCCCACAACCCCAAACAAACTGTGCTACTTCAACCAAGCAGGTTTCTTGCCAGCCGTCGCCGCAGGTGCGGCGGTCTTCGCTGCTGGCACCGGTGCTTTCGCCTCAGGCGCACTCTCATGCGCTTGGCTCCAGAGCTTGTGCCCGTTGCTACTCGGGTTGGGTGAACCCCAGTCGCTGATGGAGTTACGGTCTGCGCGGCCATCTTTGCCCTTGTCGATGCCGACTTTGATGACGACCTCAGCGCCGTTGAGCGCCTCGATGATTTGGTTGAAATCACCGCTGTTGAACTGCTCGTATGAGGCAGGGTCTTCGTAGTTGAAGACTCCACGGCTCTCAAGAATGCGAGTAATCGCCCCGATTCCCATCTGGCGCCATACCTCGCTGTTGTTCTCATCGAATGGGTTGCAAACCATTCCGAACACGCGCCGGTTGTTGTACTGGCCCCCTTGGATGGCGAGCTCGATGGAGAGGTAATCCCCACCGGTTGACTGACTGCTTTTGCGCTCCTTCACTACAAGGACGGCCTTGGCGACCGTGCCTTTGGGAATGAGTTCCATCTCTGTGCTTCCGACGTTTGTTGATTGTGCGTTGAACATACTGCTTTTCGATTTTTGTTTTTAGTGTTTTGCGGTGTCGATGCGTTTACCTGCGCGAATCTTGGCGAGCACCTTCCCAAGGTCAGCGGGTTCCTGAAGCTCCAGCGTACCGGAGCGGTCTTTCGCGGGGTATCCCCACGGGTTCTGTTGGTGGCAGACAAAAGCGCGGTACTGCGACTTGTCCTCTGCCTCAAAGTTCTGAAGCGTCAGAACGAGGTCGAAGATACCGGGCAACTCGCGGCCTGTCTTCGAGCCTTCGATTTGAACGTCCCAGTACTTTCTCTTCAACTCGTCTTCCTGCTGTTCCAGAATGCCCACCAGCACCACGTTCTTGTGGCAGTGCTGAAGCTGGGTTACCCAGCGAATCATCTCGCGCCCAAGAAGCCCGTAGGCTCCACGGGTGTCAGGCTTGCCGGTCTTGTCGCTGAACGCCTCGGGCTGCTGCTGGCACCACGCAAAGCACATACGGCTTGCGACGGTGATACTGTCCACAAACAGCGTCTCGTACTGTTCATGCCCCGAGGCCGGCCCGAATGCCTTCACAACGGACTCGTACGCTGACTTGGAGTATGAGCCGTTGGCGTCCGCTGGATCGGGCCCACCGAGCCACAAAGCAATGGCCTTGGCTAGCTCCCACGGGTGTGCGCCCATCTCGTTGGACGTTGCTCGGATGTCGAGACAGTCGCCCTTCCAGTCCTTACCCAGCGCCAGCGTACCGGCCTCAAGGTCAACGAACAGGGTACTCTTCGCGTCCAGCGTGCGAGCTTGGTAGGTTTTACCAACGCCGGCAGGGCCGAACACAACCGCTTTTACACAGTCCGAGGTGCGCTTGAGGCGCTCGTCTGCTTTTATGATTTTGAGCATTACTTGAAGGAGATACGGGGTTCGCTGAACTTGGTGGTGCGTGCGTCCATCACGCGGCGCAGAACGTCCTCGTTGCCGATGCGCTCAATGGTCTTTGCGGCTACCGAGAGCTTGGCGTTGATGAGTTCCCGCGCATCCGCCAGAGGCAGTGACTCGTACAAGGACTGCAACTTCCCCTGATCCCAGAGGTAGGTTGCCTTGACCTCGTACTTGAGTTTCACGCCGTCAATCTCGGTGGATAGTTCCCCATACCCTCGTCCACTTTCCTTCAGCAGGTTCTGAAGGTTCGCTCCATGCTCTTGCATGATGGCTTCCTCCAGCGTCTTTATCTCGTCTTCAAGGACGGAGATTTTGGTTAGCCGTTTGGCTATCTCGTCCCTCATTTTTTTTAGGTTCATTTTCTAGTTCTCTTTTCAGTTTATGGCACACGTCTTCGAGTCGGAGCGACCAGCCTTCGTTGTGCGCCAACGCAACAAGCGCGGCGAACTTATCCAGCGGGATTTTCCGTCTGCGAACCCATGTTGATATTGTTCGCGGTTGCACAAGTACACCCGCTAACACCAACTTCTTCCAGAGCAGGTTCTTTCCCCCGAACCGGAAGACCATGTGCCTCGCATCGATTTGGTAGCTCATGGCGGAGATGAAGATGTACGCATTTTTTGCGTATCGCAACATCTTTTTTTATTTCGTCGCAAGGCGCTTTCTCGCAACGTATTGGCCCATGGAACCTGTCTCTTTTCAAGCTCTGGTCGAGCGGTACACCGGTGTTCATGGAATGCAAGCTGGCCTCTTGGTGCTTGCTCCGAAAGTACACTCGTCATCTGGGCCGATTGCCACCATGGGTAGCGCACTTCCTCCAGACACTATTATCCCCAAAGGCGCAGGGATTTACGACGAGAACGGTATGCTCCCGAAGATTGAAGGCAAGGGCCTTGAGTTTATCGCTTACGCCTAGGCTCAAGAGCCTTTTCAAACAGGTCTGCTTCAGCGTCTCTGCGTCGCTGTAAGCCTTTGGTGTTAGGCCACAACCGTTTCATTGAGCGGATGAGTTCCGGTACGTCATAGAACCGGCGATCACGCATGGCGTTCTGAATGCCCAGCATCTCCGAGCGTCTTTCCCCTGCGAGTGCCGTTCCACGGTTGAATACCAATGAGATAAGGGCGTCCCGCGCCTCGTCAGGCAGGTCTTCTGCCTGTGGGTAGATGCGTAGCATCCGCAGGTAAAATGTTGGCAGCGTGTTCTTTTGGAAAACCTCAACGGCCTTTTGCCAGAGAATGACAATCGAGCGCATCGTTGGGGATGCGTGCAGAAGTTCGCGAGCTGCGTTGGCCTTAACTCCGAGGGCGGCGGTGAGCGCAACGTAATCGGACTCAGGGAGAAGTTCCTCCCACGCTTCATCGAACTGTTGCGGTGTGGTGTAGCCCAAGTCGTAGCCAATCCCAATCGTTACGCCGCTCTGCTCCCCAGGCCAAGTAGGGCTCTGAAGGAACTTGCGGTAGTACTCCTCACCGCCGCCCACCTCGAAATCGATGATGAGCTTTAGACCGTCGTCAGAGAGAATCATTTGTGTTCTTGGAAGAACCGCTCTGATATTTCGCTCACCTTCTTCCAAAGCTCCTTGCGGTCATCCTCGCACTCGCGAATCTTCTGTGAGAGATACCAGATAGCAACCGCCAGCGCACACGCCAGCGGCCCTTGAGCAACAAGTTGGTTTACCATGGGTTCAAGTGAGATGTCGGCAATCACGGTTTCTCCTTACGAAAGATGTTGATGGCGCTGTAGATGCTGACGCCAGCGGTTAGAATCGCGTCCGCTTGGTCGGGAGCGATTTTGACACCAAAGATGGTTGCCAATGAAACCAGTCCACGCCATGTGGATGGCTCAAACAATCGGTTCAGTATGTACTTCATAATAATGTAAATTATTAATAATAAACAACAACGTGCGCTCTTGAGACATCTCTGTATGTCAATGCCGTATTTGATGTTACGGTTGATGTTGATACAAGTATATCTTGGTAGTTTTCGTAAGAAGCATCAATTGAGTTAATGTAATTTCCAGACGTATTCTGAATGTAACTTGAAACAATACAAGGAACCGTGCCAACTGGAAATGGAGTTGAAAGGGTTAACCTATACTGACCAACACCTACATCAGAAAAACTTGAAAAATTAAAAGAGTTTAATAATGCAATATTTTGAGTTACGTTACCACTTGTTGTTTGTGGAGACACGGCTTGAACTTGATATATAAACAAGCTCAAAAGAGCTGATACCACATAACTTCCACTCACTGCTGTTCCTGATGTAAATGTTAAATTTACAGAACTGCTAGTAAGAAGTCCATGTGGTGAACTTGCTGTTATAGTTATTGTTGTTCCGCTTTGACTGTATGTTCCTGTAACAGGGAATCCAGAAAAAGAAGCCCATGCTCTTGCAATGGATTTTTGGTTATAAAAACTATCGACGTATGCTTTTGTGGTAGCCTGCAAGTCTGCGGTTGGATTTCCGGGCAAAACAAGCGGCCCGGTCATGGTGTCGCCAGCCTTGTTGACTTTTAGAGCGTCCGCTGTGTCAACGTAGCCTTTGGTTGTAGCCTGTAGCGTTAGGGTTGGTGAACCTGGGAGCACAATCGGCCCAGTCATCGTCCCACCTGTCAGGTTCAGCTTTAGCGCAAGCCCTGCGTCAATGTCTGACTGTGAAATCTGCGGAGGCACAGTAAGGCTGGAATAAACAAGTTCGCCCTTGTTGTCGTTCACAACCATCGAGAAGTTCGTTGCGGCGGTGTATACGCGAGCTGGTGTGCCAGAACGCGAGAAAAAGCCATTCAGCGTCCGCAGAGGCTGCGCTGCTGGCTGAGTGAGCGCATCGTCCCAGTACACCGAGATGGGATTTGTGATTGGGTTCAAGTTCGCCGTGCCGATGTAGACGTAACCGTTGTTGAGCGGTGAGCCGTCTGTATCGGCGAAGGTCGTGAATGGAGAGACGATGTAGGCCATGGTGTGTTACTCTTGAGGTGGTTCTTCTTCTTTACCGCCAATCAGGAACGCAACGTTGCGTTGTGTTTGAGGCAGCTTAACAGCATCCGCGAATCTTTTGAATGCTGTACTGTTGACGGCGGTTTGCGCGGCCTTGGTGTAGGCAGTTGGGTTTGCCTGTGACGTACTCACCAACTTCCTGAACTCGGGAGAAAGCAGGAATTCATCAGCTCGAATCAGCAGGGGAATGGCTTGCTTGTTTCCAGATGCAGCTATGGCGCCACCAACTGCGCTACCAACAACTGGGCCTGCAACTACCCCAGCGGCAGAACCGGCGGCGAGTCCTTTAATCGATCGCACCACAGCATCGTACACCTTCTCAATCGTTGTCTCAGAAGCCTGCATGGCAGACTGTAATCTTCCGGTTGAAACATACTTGGCTTCAGCAGCCGAGATGTTGTCTGCAATCTTGTACAGGTTGTCCAAGTGACTCCTTGTTTCCGATGGCAGATTGGAGAACAGGACGTTCTTGGATTGGTTGTTGCTCTGGAGCCCCTCGTACCATTTTTTGAAGTACGTTGGGTTGAATGCCTCGTCCTTTACATTTGCACCAAATGCCGCTGCCAGTGATGACACCGCTGCGGTTTGGCGCATATCCTGTGGCATTTTATTGATGAGCGAAGCGTACTCGGTGTATGCGCCCTTCTTGGAAAGGTTTCTTGTTGCCCTGATTAAAGGTTCGCCAACTGTGCGTTGTAGATTTTCTCCAAACAGACTCGCTCTTGCACTCGAAACGTCTTTGAACTGCGACCAAAGAGAGTTTGCTTCCTTGACCAAATCCTGAGCACCTGCCGCTGTTGCTGCTGCATCAATGTCTTGAGTGAGAGTTCCGTAGTACAGCTTTGCAAGGCCGTCATCTAGGTCATTCAAGCCTTCAATGACATTTCCTCTACGCACCAATCCACCCACTTCACTTCTCTCCTGCTTCAAGCGTCCGTATGTGGGCGGCGTGTTAATCATCACGTTCTTCGATTGCTCAAGTTGCGCAATCTGGTTCAAAAGCTGTGGGTCTCTGTTTCCGCCAGCTACCTGTGCTCTCAGCGGTGCAATCTGTGCATCCACAAGAGCGATTTCCTGCGGCGTAAGCTTTCGTTTGGCTTGTGCAATCTCCAAGATTTTGCGTTCGATTTTCTTGAGCCCACCAACGTCTCCGCCAAGTTCATCTGTGAGTCTTCGCTCAATCGCTGCAACCGTGTTATCAAGTTTTACCGGCGTTTTTGCTGGAAGAACCTGTGGAATCTGCACGTTGTAGATATCGTCAGCCTGTTGCTCAAGAGTCTTGGCTATTGACTCCATCTTGTTGCTCAAGTTCAGATTGAGTTCGCTCAAATCAGTCGTACCGCCTGCCTGTTCAATGACCGATTGAGCCCGTGCTTTCAGTGCCTCAAGAGCGTTTTTCTTTTCAACGCTCAAACGAGCCCCATCCACCGATCCAACAGCCGCTGCCGCAGCTTGGAACTGCGGATTCTTGGACAGCAAGAAGTCTGGTATCTCGTCCACGTTCAGACCTAAATCAACAGCCGCCTGACGCACCGTTGGATCAGCCGCACCAGCCTCTGCAACAGACTGCATGGCTCGCTTGTCTCCCTTGATTGCGAGTGCAATGTCGTCCTCGATACGGGACGAGGGAGGTCTTGGACTACGGAATGGCGCTCCACCAACGAAGCCGCCAGCAATTCCACCGGCAATAGAGCCTGCAACCTGTGCCAGCGGCCCTCCACCGGCCTCTCTGACAACTTCGCCGCCAAGCCCGGCGGCAGCTCCCGCTGTAGCAGCTTCTAAGTTGGAAGTGCTCATTGCTTTCCCTGCACGTTGCATAAAACTGCCTGCCGTTGCTTTTTTAGCAACCTGTCTTGCGAGCGCATTAAACCCAATCCCGCTGACTGCGCCACCGGTAATAGCCTCTGTGATTCGTTCTGCTGCGGTATCTGGCTTCGGAACGCCAATCTGAGTGAGGTAGTGCTGAACAGCCTCATTTGGCAGCGTGTAGTTCGTGCCAAACAGTTTGTTGATGCCAGCGACAATCGGGTCTGCCATAGGGCCAAGACCTGCCCCAAGAACAGCGCCAGCACGCGCTCCAAGGGCAGCACCGGTAGCCGCGCCAGACGGCCCACCAATTAGACCAATTCCAGCCCCAGCAAGTCCTCCAAGTCCAGCGCCTGCAATCGCTGGCGCAGCCCCACGCAAAGCAGCTCCTGCAAGCCCTCCCACCGTCGTCTCCGGTTGCCCAATCATCGCCTCTTCACTGGCAGCAGACGGCAGCGGTGCCTCGGCTGGTGTAGCCTCTGGAGGAGCCGGTGTGGCTTGCAGTTGACGCAGCCGAACGATTTCGTCGGCAAACATCCGAGCATCATCAACATTGCCTGCCTTGTCTGCTTTCAGCAGGGCATCTGAGAGTTCTTCAATGGTAGCCATTATTTGCTCCTGTATTTCTGAATGGCTGCATCTATTGCGCTCATTCCAGTTCCTGCTGGCGCAGCCATCGTTGACGGTAGGCTTGGACGCATTGAACGTATTACTCTAGCAGCGTCTTCCGTGATCGGTTTAGCCGGCCTAAGGCTTTCAGCCGGCACATTCTTTCCTTCGCGCAATGCCTTTAGAACACTGTCAGAAACCATCTTTGGAGACATCAAATCCTCACGCAGATAAACGATGTTGTCTGGATTGAGTTTGTATTCCCGTGCGTTCTTGGTTGTGTCATTTACAAGCGATTCAAACACCTTTGAATTGTTCTTGTATCTGTCTTGAGCAGCTTGAATCAATTTGGCTCTTTCAATGTTATTAAGCCCTTGGCCTAACAATTTTTCTAAAAGCGTTCTTGTTGTTGCCGGCAAATCAGAGCCTGTGATTTGTCCGCTTTCAGTCACACTTACAGTCGAGTTTGGATCGCCAAGCTTTACGAATGCTTGAACTGCGGAAACGTCTGCTGGGCCAGATTGCTGACTAAGTGCATCTTGAATCGCAAACAATGCATCTGTCCTTGCAACTTGGTCTCCGTAAGTTTTGCTCTTGATGAAATCTTGTCGAAGCTGACCTTCCATCTTGAACTTCTCTTCCGAAGGGAGAATGCCTTTCGCCTTTGCCTCCTCGGCGGCAGCTTGCATTTTGTCTTTAAGAGCAGCAGCCTCGTTCTTTGCTGTCTCGGACTCGGTTTTGGCAACCTGTTCAGGAGCGCGTTCCTTGAGGAAACCCAAAAAAGAATCTGCTTTCTTTTGGTCTACTTTCAGTAGATGACTATATGCAAGATTTGCCCAGATTGCAGGAGGAGCTTCTTTTGGAAGTATGTCTAAGGCTGACTGAAGTTCTTTAGACATCCGTTGAGCGACCGGATTTGGGTCTTTTGCAAATGCAGAAATCTGGTCGTTTATCAACTTAAACGCTCCGATGTTGTCCCCTGACATCCCAAACATCGCAGCGTCCTGCATGGTGTTTACAAGCCCATCACGGTACTTGTTTGGCATAGCCTTCAGGATGTTGTCATACCTTTCAGCCTCCTTTGAAGGCAGAAGCGCACTCAACTGCCCAATCTGTTGTACGGATTTTGGGTCTGGATCGTTTGGATCCATCTTGCTGGCAATCTGACCAAGACGGATTTGAGCTGCCGCAGTAGCAGCATCTAACTCTGCCTTGTTCAACTTCCCAATCACCGGCAAAAGCGCCTCTGTGCCAGCTTCTTCAGAGCTTACAAAGTTGTTGAAAGCATTTCCAACTTCTTGTTGTCTTGCCTTCTCAGCCTGAAGCGCCTGCAACTGTTGCTGGAATCCAAACTCTGCACGCCTTGCCGCCGCCGCGCTTTGCGCCATTTGCTGCTGCTGGCCTTGGATACCGAGTTGAGCGGCCTGAAGCTGGAGCGGAGCCATCATCGCGGCCTGTTCTTGCTGGGCGCGAGATGCCTTGATACCCTCGATGGCTGAAAGTCCTTGAATCAGATTCCCTCCAAACATGGAGGTGTTTATCTGCGGAACCGGGATGTTGTAATTGAACTCGGCCATAATGTTACATCACGTTGGTGGACATAAAACCAGACTGCGCCCCCTGTCCCATTGTCCAATCTCCAGAACCTGCAAATGACTCATAACCTCCACCTCCTCCAAAACCAAGAGCGTTCATCAACGCATAATTTTGGATTCCACCGCTGATTGCATTTGCTACTCCTCCAATGCCAGCAGCTTGAGCCGCTGCTGCTCCTTGAATTCCAGCAGCTTGAGCGCCTCCTTGAGCCATCAATAAGTTTCCAATTGAATTTGCAGATTGCATACCAGCTCCAGCCTGTCCAGCCGCAGACGCTTGACCCAGGTTAAGCATATTCTGCGCAGCAGCTTGCCCCACGTTGGCTAACCCGCCAAGGCGTCCATACTGTTGCTCGATAAGTTGGTTAAGAAGCTGTGGGCGGTACCGTGCGAGTGCGCTTTGCGTGCCCTCAGAACCGCGCCTGCCGGTAGCTGACGCTGCTGCAAGAATCGCTTCCTCGCCCTGTTTAGCGAGTTCTTGGTAAAGCGGCCCCTGCTCAATCTGCTGGATGGCTTGACGTTGCTGTTCAACATTGATTTTATCGTAATCTTTGTTTTCAACAATTGGCCTTACGAACTCTTGCTGTTTTGCAAATGCCTTATCTTGAATTGCTTGTACTACAGCATTCGTTTCAGAATCAAACCTTTCAAGCGATATGGGGTCTTTAATTGATTTTCTGGCAGCATCTCTTTTAGACTGGTAGTCATTAATTTCACTTAATGCAGATGACGCAATTTTTTTGTATCCAGCAGATTCAAAAGCTAAATTTAAATTTTGCTGCCTAATGCTTTCGCCTGACAGCCCAGAAAGACGTTGTATATGCTGAAGTGCTACTGGGCCGACTGAAGCAAATGGTTTTGTTAACTCAGGGTTTCCAGCTTCAATGTACGGACGAAGAAGCTCCCGCATAGCATCGAACTGACGCCGCTGTTCTGCAATAGCAGCGTCAGAACTTTCAGCCTGTACGTTTGATGCACTTTTAGCTGCTTTTGAAGCTTTGCTTGATGAATATACCGATGCTCCTGCACCAACTACTGCCGCTCCAAGAATTGCCCATCCAAGACCCATATTAAAATTCCTTTCTGTTTTTAAGGTAAATATCACTCCAAGCTTCAATTCTTGAAGTTATGAACAAAATTGCAATTACATCTCTTGGAAGACTTAAAGCATGAGCAACCGCTGCTGTGTAAATGCTTGGATTTGGGTATATTTTCTTTCCTGAGTCGTGAAACTCTTTCGTCTTATTTGAGATGATTGAATATATGTCAGCCCAGTTTTCCTTTAACAATAAATCCACTTTTTCCCATGTTGCATCCGGTTCACCTTTTACAAAAGAGTTTCCCCATCCAGGCTGAATTCCATTGAATGTTTTTCCGTTAAGAAAATCGTATGCTTGCAAAAGAGGGCCATGCATACCGCCCAACGTCATAAGAGCAGAAGCAATTGATTGGAGGTAGCTGCCAGAAGCTCCTGCTGAATTTGCAACAGCAAGCGTGGATGCATTATTTCTGTACGTGCTAATCGCGTGAGCAGAATGCAACTCATTCAAGAGTTGCCACTCTTTTTCTGAAAGAGGCTCATCTCTCCAAAATGAAATCATAAGGTTCCAGCTCCCATCTGAATCAATGATGCCTTCTGCTGAATATTGAGCATCTGAAGTCTATGTATTCTTTCGCGTGGGAATTCAATTTCTGGCCGGCACCAGTCCCAAATATCTCTGATGCGCAACGAAATGTCTGAAAATTTCACCGTTAAGGACGGAGATATTTTTGAGATGCATTGCTCCAGATGGTCAAAAAGGAAAGCGCACTCTTTCAATGGAAGTTTTGACACCTTACAAAAAGAATCCAGACACTCATCTTTCGATCTATCGATAACAACCCACTTTGAATCTGGATACCTTTTTTTGATATCGTCGTAAAACATTGGCACTATAGAGCTTGAGTCGCCAATTTGTTTTCCAGATTCAAGTTCGCGCATGAAGTCAGCCATGGATTTACCATCTCTTTCATGCGCACAGTCCAAGGCCACAGACAGCCATGCTGTCATGCTTCTTGGGAACCCGGTAATGAAAAACGGTTGATTCACTTTACGTCACTTCTCTTCCTGAAGCGTTGATTGTGATAGAACTTGCCACACTTGCCAGAGTAGAAATACGCCCTCCAGCCTCAAGAACCTGTCCAACAAGTTCTGGACAAGTGTAAGTTTCTCTTGGAACAAGTGTCTTCGACGCAAGAATAAGATTTGCTGGGCCAACAGAAATCGACAATGGAACAAGGTTTACAGAAAAAGCCACATTCACCGTAGAGTTGTTCGTCGCGGTAAACTTGTCGATGATGCACTTGCAGTTGTTTGCCGTGTACTGAGTCGTCTGCGAAGCCTCAGCCTGCTTGGGCGGAATGATGTTTTTGACGTTAACGGCCATACAGCGGGACAGTTGTTACGGTGAGAATCGCAGACGGAATACCAGGCACCGGTGGGGCTGCGGCAAAGGCTTGGATAGTAATGTCCGTAGTGTCTACAGACCACATGAGCTCCAAGTAATCTCCCGCGTTGAGTCTATACACGAAATTCCATGCCGCAACACTTTCCGCATTGTTGCCTTGAAGACGAATCTGCGTTGCAGAGTTGGCTTGATCAACGCCATTGATTCTTGCCCACAGATAGAACAGTCCGATACCTCCAGACACTTTGTCCAACTGTATCGAGAACTGGAAGTTGTATATGCCATCAGAATCAACGTAAATGCGGCTTGTAGGCGTCCCAGTGCTTACTCCGAAACTTAGGTCGGTAGAGTTAAATGTGATTGCTTTTGCGGTATTTATCGACCCAGACGTTTGCGTTGTCGTGTCATAAAAGGTGCCATACCGAAGCGATTTAAATTCTTCAGGAGCAGGGTTAGTGGCAGATAGTTCAATCAGATTTGACAGGCGCTCAATTGCATCCAATGCCTGTTGAGCACTTGATTGAGCTCCCGCTGATTCAAGTTGGTTGCTTTCGGTTCTTGTTGGTATTTCCAAAAACAGTTGTTCAAAAGCTCGGATTGCCCGTTGATCAGGCAAGAACTTTGCAAGGTCGTTTCGGTTGAGATTGATGCGGTTTGCCATTACCAGACAAGCGGTTCAAGCCTTGCGTCAAGTCGTGCAATGGACATATGCGCGTCACTCGTCCCACGGAACCGGTACGTCCTCCAATCGGCCATGCGACCGTTGCGCATCCACGTTAGTCGCTTGTAATAGTCGCCAATCTTACCGGCCTTTATACCGCGCTCAACAGAGTAAGTCAGACCGTCTGCTGAGTAGCTTGCAAAGATGGTTGGGTCGGCACCAAGCGCCACTCGCCCAGTAAGTGCCACAAGTTCCATTTCATGGAAAATGCCGCCCTTTCCCTCGTTGTAAAAAATCTCCGTCTCAAACTGCCAGCCGGTCAAGTTTCCCCAAACCGATGAGATGGTATCCACCGTGTAGCCGAGGTTCGCCGTTGTAGTATCAGCACACACCCACTTGTCGTAGACGTACACAAAGTTGCGTGCGCGGTAGCCGTTGTTGCCAACAAGACCGTCTGCGAGCACAAACCAAACGGCCTGTTGGGCGATTTGCGAGACTGTTCCATCGTACACAAGCGTGCGATCAGGAAGGTGAATGTACAGGTGGTTCAGTCCATCGTGAAGACGCGTTTCACAGACAATCTGAGCCAGAGTAGTTTCAGAGTAACTTGCCAGAATCTGGTCAATTTCACGGGTTGAGACCTTAACCGTGTTTGCCCCAGTCGCGAGCCATACCGAGACCTGCTCGTTTCTCCCGCCTCCGACGAATGCCATAGCATCCAGATAGACGCATGAGGTGTACGTTCCCACACCCCCTCGCTGTATCTGGGCTCCCTCAACGCGCACGAACGGGAAGTCCCCTGCAAGCCCCGCGTTGTTGAAGAGCTCGATGGTGTGTCGGTTAACCGCATAGACCTCGTTCCTGAACTTTTGAATGGAGACAACACTGTCTGGGTCGGCCTCGCTGGTCGCTTTGTACGAGATGACCGTTGGGTCGCTTATACTGGTAATCGCAAGAAGGTAGCCATCGGTGACGAAGAAGTATCCGTCCACCCAGCAAAAGTCGATGATTGGCCCAAGTTCAGGATCGTCTGCGAGCTGGGTTAGAACCGTTCCGTTCCAGTAGTACAACGTACCGTTTGACAGCACCGCAAGCAGGTCGGTTGAGTAGTCGAAGGTGACTTGCCCTGACCCACCAATATCAGCCAGCACCGTGACGCCGCCGAGAACATCCACGCTGACGAGCTTGGTGCCCATGGCTCGGTACAGCGTGCCTTTCCACTCAATGCCGCCTCGGTCGAGTCCTGGGCCTGTGCCGAACTGCACAATGCCATCGGCCGGCCTCAGGTAACCGTTGCTGATGCCATTTTGCTGAATGACCGGTACGAGATTGCGCGGGTAGCTGCGACGGAAGTCGCTTGCTCCATTTGTGTAGATTCCGCTGAGTACCGGTACTTGCATTTATTTCTTCTTGGCTGTCTTTGCTGATGCCTTGAACGCGGCTGCTGTCGGCGCTCCCTTGGAACCCGGCTTACGCATCCGCTCTTTGCTACCAGCTTCGATGCGTTCGCGTTTGGCGTGGATATTTGCGTAGAGTCCCTTTTTCATTTGCAGTTCCAGCGTTTGAGGCTTGCGGCTTTGCGCGTAGGCCGGCCTTTCTCATCCTTCATAGGCCCAGGCATCCCGCTCATCCTCGCGCAGAACGAAGCCTTACGGCCTGCATCTGCCTTGGTCTTAGGGTTGGGAGCAGGCGCCTTCAAGTTCGAGCCGGTCTCGCGGTTGTATTTGGCGCGACCCTTGGCTGTGAGCCCTGCCCCTTTGGAGGCTGGGAGCTTTTCGCCGCGCCCTACGGAGAGTGATACGGATTTAGGCATTAGAAGTACCAAATGATGACTCCAGTTCCATTTGCGCCAAGCCCACCGTTTCCTCCGGTTACGGAGCCCCCTCCTCCTCCTCCGCCACCACCGCCAGGGAACCCACCACCGCCACCGTTTCCTCCTACGCCAGAATTTCCTGTTTTAGCATATGCGCCACCTGCGCTACCTGCGCCAACAAGTCCACTCCCGAGAAGTAATGGCCCCATG